GACTGTACTACGAAGTCGTAGGTACTAAACCAGGACTTACTGCCCATCTGATTCGCGAAAGCGATCCAGGCGGCGTAAGCGTCGGGCGAACGTGATGATGACCAAGGAACGCGTAAACGCGTAGGTGTGACGGAAACGCCTTGATAAGCGTCCATCCCACATGATTCTCTAAAGAATCCATTGATGCAGCTTTTAGAGGTATTGACCGTGAGGCCAAAGAACTCAAGCTGTTCGATCGCATCGTGAGCAAATGCTCGTGGAACGATCACATCATCACCATATACTAGGATACGCTCTCGCGTATCCGCATCGGGAGCTGCCGCGTTGAGTATCGCCCACACAGACAATGCAAGGACAGGGAAGCATAATGCTGACCCCATCGGTGCATGTTTGTGTAAGGCTAAGATACTCCCGTTAGGTAACTCCGTAGTCTGACTTCTCACTGCCTCGAGAACATTACAAATGTTAGCGGGGAAGATGAGACGAACCAGGCCAAGGCTAATACGATCACTCGCCTCTTTGAGGTCAAGAGTGGCGTACTTACCAGTGCGAGACCCATAAAGGGCTGCATTCCGGTTTGCGCTTTGGTCAGTGAAGTTGACGCGACACCGTGTTAAAGGGTGACGCTCAACATGCGGAACAAGAGCCCGCATCAGCCCCTGCTGAATATACTGGTTAACCAGTGGTTCACAGGAGATGAGGCGCGGGCCCCGCGAGTCCTTCGGTACGAGGATAACTCGTGCCGGGGATTCCACAGATCCGAGACTCAATATCTCGGACAGAGACGAAGCGACATGACTCATATTTACGTAGAAATACGTATCTATGGGATAATGTCGCGCAAGTCTCTCGGGTACATTGGTCCACAGCCACTTCTCCCAGAGTTTCTCTTTTGTAGAGACGACTCCGGGACCGTGGGTGGGAACAATGTCGTATGGGTCGAAGGACGAGAGAACTCTGTGTAAGAGTGCTCTAGCCTTTCTGATTATCTTGACTTGTCGGGACGTAAGTCCAAATAAGTCATGATCTTGAGCGTTAGACAAGACATCATTTGTCATGAGGTCGAATCTAGTGTTCTGCATACGCATGTCATCGTCATTTTTCAGAAATGTGGCGATGACTGCTTGTTCTTGGTCAGGACTGTGCGGAAGCTTCAACTTGTAAAACAAGAAGAGGACTTGCCGCAGTGTCTTGATGCTAGTGACACATGGTCTTGGTAAGACCATGCCATTATCGTCAAACACCAACTTGAAAAGCTCACCGAAAAGTTTCGGAAGCTTAGTCCCAGAGAGTTTTTGCTCAAAAGGAACGTCAAGAGAAGTGTTTGAATGAAGAGCCTTATCTAAGGCCTTCCCGATAGTGGGGAGGGTTTTCGTAAGAAAACCCATTCCCTCGCAATGAAGGCGTCGACTAATCTTACGAAAAGTCAACGTTGAGTTGCGAGCGGTGAATCCAAGCCCGTGCATCTTTACGATGTCATCGAGCATGGCACTGATTAGTTGTAGATAATACTTCTGATCTTGACTTTTAATTAGGTCCATAAGGATCCTATTCAAGAGTCATGCCACACTCGCTATTCCATCACGAGACTACGAAGCCTGCCAACACCTAAAGGACGATGAGTAGACTGCATTAGTCACGCAGCTACGAATCGTTTGCGGTATCCGGCAGGTGAGTCTCGTCAATCAGCAACCAAAACATCCCAT